AGTGAGGTGGAAGTAGTGAATAATATAGAAGAGGTAAACGACATCTATGTCGGAAACATAGAAGAAGCTAAAAAGTTTTTAAAGAAAAAAATTACAGTAAATGATGCAGTAATAAAAGAAGCAAGAAAAAACGGAGATTTAAACACAATGGAATTAACTAATGATTTAGATACTGAAAGTGAAGCAATAGAAACAGTCTTACAAGCACTAGAAAATAGTATAAGTAAAGATAAAGTAAAAGAAAAGATAGAGAAAATAGATTTAAAAATAAATAATTTTAAAATAGAAATAAATAAAACTTTAAGAGAAATTGAAGAGGCAGGAACTGAAACAGAAATAGATACAAATGAGCAATATCTTGAACATTTAGAAATAGAACTTGAAAGATTAGAAATAACAAAAAGAATTTTAAATGAACTATTGGAGGACAAGTAATATGAAAGAAAAAGAATTAAGTGATTTAACAAATGAATGGAAAGTAGATACAGCTAATCTATTAAGGCTTTTAGCTGAAGATAGTCCAAAAGGCTCTACATTGCTTAGACCACTTCAAGTTTTTCAATCATTATTAATTAAATTAACAGAGCGAGCAATAGAAATTAATGATAAAGAATTAAATAAAATCTTACAAAGAATGTGTTTAGTAGAGAAAGTAGAGGAGTGATTATATGAAAAAGTTTATAGAAAACATAAAAAAACTAAAATTCATAAGATTACCGATAAATGAAGAAACAGGAAAAGAAATGCAAGAATTTAAAAACATGTTAGGTCATACATATAATGCTTACTTATCAGAGTTCACAAATGAATATGTAGTGCTTTATGGAGAAACAGAAGAGGCAGAAAAGGGATTTGAAGATACAATATATAAAACTCTAGTTGCATCTGGAGAAAGTGAAGAATTTGCAAGGTCATGCGCATATGAAGGAGAAGATTCTGGAATGTGTTTATATTTTAAGAAAGAATGTTTTGAGGAGTTGATTTAATTGAGTGAAGAGGATATAGAATGATAACTTTTAAATAGCAGATTAAATATAGTACATTGAAAACTTAATAAAATACCATAGTTTATCAGAATTTTAAATATTTTAAATTTACCTATTGACTTTTGCACCACATAAATATATAATACTTTTGTACCACAAAAGGAGGTGTGTATAGTGGTAAATAAAAAAATGGGTAGACCGACTGATAATCCAAAATCAGAATCAATACATATAAGATTAGACAACGAAAGTATTGAAATATTAGACAAATATTCTAAACAAGAGAGTATTACAAAAACAGAAGGGATTAGAAGAGGAATACAAAAATTAAAAAAAGATTTAAAATAAAAGTGAGTGTTTTGCACTGTCTGGTAAACTAACAAAACACTCAAGTATCGAACTACTTGAAAAAGTAATCCTATAAATATTATAGCATATAGGAATGCCTTTATTCAAGTGGTCGAAAGAGATATTTGAATGGAGGTATTTTATTATGGAAGAATATATGAAATTATTTAAAGAATATATAGGAGAAGATAGAAAAACTTATACAAAAGCAATGTTTAAAATAGCAGGGGCAATATACAGAGGAACAAGAAATAATAGATTTACACTAGATGAAATATTAAATGTTATAGGAGGTGCTAACTAATGGAAGAAATATGGAAAGATATAAAAGGATATGAGGGTTTATATCAAGCAAGTAATTTAGGCAATATTAGAAGTTTGGATAGATATAAAATAACTAAGGGTAGATATGGAGAAATGAAAGCCAAAATAAAAGGCGTTATATTGAAACCTGCTATCAATAAAGATGGTTACTATGAGGTAGTTTTAAGTAAAAACAGCAAATCGAAAACAACAAGAGTAAACCGAATAATAGCGATTACATTTATAGAAAATCCATTAAATAAGAAACAAGTAAATCATATTAATGGAAATAAATTAGATAATAGAGCAGAAAATCTTGAATGGAATACTCCTAAAGAAAATGTACAACATTCAATAATAAATAATTTGAATAAACCAGTAAAAGGCAAAGAACATTATATGGCTAAAAAAATAGGCAAATATAATTTACAAGATGAATTATTAAAAGAATATGAAACGATTGTAGAAGCTGGAAGAGATAACAACATGTCGCCACCTTCTATAATAAATTGCTTAAAGAAAAGAGTTAAAACGAGTGGAGGTTATAAATGGAAATACATTATCTAAAGAATTATTATTAGAATAAAAACTAACACAAAATAAATACTAATCTTATGAATGATAACGATATATTAATTTTATGGAAAACAGGATTAAATAAAAATCAAGTAGCAAGAAGATATATGCAAAGCTATAATCAAAGGATTAAGATAATAAGATTAGATATAAAACACAGACGCGAAAAGTTTATGACATATTATGAAGCTTTAGCAAGAGTAGAAAGAATAATATTGAAAGAAATAAAAAATAGGAGGTACAGATGATAACAAAAAAAGAATTAGAACAATTAGAAAGCATATATAAAGAACAAGAGGATTTAGAAGAAAGAATAAATAAATTAGAATCAAAGCCTCAACAAATAGTACAAGATACTGTAAAGTCTAGTTCTAAAGAATTTCCATATATTGAAACACATTCAACAATTTTAGGATATGAAGAGGATAGTACATATAAAAGAAGAAAAAAACAACTAAAGAAATTAAAGAAAATATATTCTGAAAATAAAGTTAAAATATTAAAACAAATAACACATATTGAGTATGAATTAAAGAAAATTGAAGAGGAAGATTGTGATATAAGAAAAATTATAAGATTAAAATATGAAGATAATCTTAGTTGGGTTCAAGTTATGTTTAGAATGAATTATAACTCAGAAGATACTGCTCGAAAAAAAATTGATAGATTTTTAGAAAAAAATAAATAAATTTCAATTTGTCCGTTTTGTCCGCTTTTAATGTGTTATAGTTGTATTATGAAATAATATACAATTATTATTTCAGAAATGCCATTGCAGTAGTGCTGACTTAAATTAATTTAAGTGGTTCAAAGAAAGTTTGGACAAGCCCAGAAAGCACGTCTCCAATAAAAATAAGTTTAAAATATAAAAAGTAACAGTTAATTAAGTTTAACTGTTATTTTCATATAGGAGAAATGAATGATAGAAGATGAATATAAAAACGATGAAATAAAGAAATATAAAATATATATGTGCAGTAAATGTAAATTTTACAAAAATGAATGTACAAAGAAAAGAACAGTACGAGAATGTGTTAGAAATGGATTAAAAAATAAAGAATAAATTATGTAAGAAAGGAGGCAAAACCAATGAGTGAAGAAAAAAACATAGGGAGACCAAAAAAATATCATAATGCAGAAGAAATGCAAATTATAATAGATAGATATTTTGCCTCTTGTATGCAACTTAAATGGAAAGATGGAAAGCCAGTAAGAGATGCTAATGGTAATTTAGTATATGAATTTTATAGACCATTAACAATGTCAGGACTAGCAGATGCTTTAGAAATGAGCAGACAAAGTTTATTAAACTATAAAAATGAAGATGAATTTTTTGACACGATAGAGCGCGCGCGAAGAAAAGTAGAAATGTTTACAGAAGAAAAGCTTTTTGATAAATCATCTTGTAACGGCTCTAAGTTTAGTCTTTCTAATAATTTTGGCTGGTCAGAAAAACAAGAAGTAACAGCAGAAATAAAGAAAAAATTGGAAGATGTTTTATGATATATACCATAGATTATTTTATTAAGCGAAGAAAAGCTAAATGGGAAGAAGATCACAATATAGAAAGAGATAAAAAATTTAGAGAAGTAATTGCTGATGAAGTAATAACTAATAAAGAATATATAAATCAAATAAAAGAAAAACCTGAAAGAATGATAGAGTTATTTTTTGTTGTAGTAGATAAAGAACAAAATACTGTACCATTCTTTTTAAATTCTGTTCAAAAAGATTTTATAAATAAATTAAATAAAGCAATAAGTGACTATGAAGATGGAATAATTGTTGATATATCATTGCTTATTTTAAAAGGACGTCAACAAGGTTTTACTACACTGATAACAGCATATCAGCTTGCAAGTACAATAATAAATAAAAATTTTCAAGGTTTTACTGTTGCAGATGAAGGAACAAACACAGAAACAATATTTCAAAACAAAGCTAAGTTTCCATACGAACATCTACCAAGCTCATTAAAACCAACAGAAAAGTTTAATAATAAAAGACAATTTTTATTTGAAAAGCTAAATTCTAGTTGGGAAGTAAATACTGCTACAGACAATATGGGAAGGTCTAGAACAATTAACTTTTTACATGGAAGCGAGTGTGCATTTTGGAAACACGGAATTGCTTCAACTCAAGCTGGAATTGGAGAAGCTTTAACTAAGAACTGTATAAAGATATATGAATCTACAGCAAATGGATTTAATGATTTTGAAAAAATGTGGTCATCAGGAAGACATATAAATTGCTTTTATGAATGGTGGCGAACACCAGAATATAGATATAAGTTTAAAGATGAAAAGCAAAAAGAAAAGTTCTTAAAAGTATTAGCAACAGACAATTGGATTAACAATAGATGTAATTGGTTAATAGAAGAAAAACATCTAGAATTAGAACAAGTATATTGGTATTACAATAAATATTTAAATTACATAGATAAGGAACTGATAAAACAAGAATATCCTTGTACACCACAAGAAGCTTTTTTAAGTACAGGACTTTGTTATTTTGATAAAGAAAAAATAATAAAAAGATTATCAGAAATATCTAAACCAATAAAAAGAGGATATTTTGATTATAAAACTAAAGTTATAAGAAACTCTAATGGAGAAGAATATATAACAATTGACAAATACAATTGGATAGACGACGAAAATGGATGTATAGAAATATACGAAGATGTTCAAAAAAGAAATCCTTACGTATTAGGAGGAGATACAGCAGGAGAAGGCTCGGACTTTTTTACGGCTCATATAATAAACAATATGACAGGAAAACAAGTAGCAAAATTAAAACAAAAGTTTAATGAAATAGAATATACAATGCAAGTTTTTTGTTTGGGAATGTATTATAACGAAGCTTTGGCAGGATTAGAAACTAATTTTAGTACATATCCAACTACCAAATTAGATGAAATGAGATATCCAAAACTTTATATAAGAGATAAAGAAGATACATATGAAAACAAAAAAGAAAAGAAATTAGGATTTAAAACAACAACAATTACAAGACCATTAATACTTGCTGAATTACAAACTATAGTTTTAAACGAAATAGAAGAAATTACTGATAAAGAAACTTTAGAAGAAATGCTAAAGTTTATAAAGAATATGGAAAAGAAAGGTAGACCAGAAGCAGAAATAGGGTATCATGATGATTTAGTTATGGGTCTTGCTATAACATATTACATAAGAACACAACAAACTTTTAAACTATTACCAATAGAAGTACCAGAAGAACAAATAGTAGATTATAGTGAATTTGGAATAAAATACGACCAAAGAATGTCAGATGATGATTTTGGAAGCAAAATAGAAATTATATAAAAGGAGAAAGAAGAATGAAAAAGAAAGTATTTAAAGAGAGAAATTACAATAAAGAAGTTAGAGAAGACACTTTAAAAGTTACGACTAAACAAGATTCAATCAAAGACATTAAAAGTAATAATAAAACAACTTCTAAATCGAAACAAAAAAGAAAAACAAATACAAAACCTAAATCAAAGAAGGAGAAATAAAGATATGATAGTTAATTTAATATATTCAATAATACCAGGTCTATGTATATGCATAGGCTTTTATTTTGGTTTCAGAATAGGAAAAGAAAAAGAAATGCCCAAAATTAAGACAATATCTGAAGTAATAGAAGAGAAAAAAGAAATTGCTGAAGAAAAGAAAGAAAAAAACATCATGACTGATTATTTATCAAATATAGACAATTATCCAAATAATCAAAAAGAAATAAGGGAGTAGCAAGGAATGGAAAAAGTAGAAAGAACTACTGACATTTGGGAGCTTTTAGAACAAGGGAAGAATTACAATAGATGGCAAACTTTATATGAAGATAGTGAGCAGAATTATAACTATTATCATGGTAGACAATGGTATAAACTTAAAAGACCTAAAAGCAGTAGCGAACCAATAGTTTTAAATATCGTAAAACCAATTATAAAATTTAAAGTAAATATAGTAAATCAAAATAGCTACGAAATAGTATTTAATCCAAATACATACAACACAGATGAAGAACTAGAGGCACAAAAGTCAGTCTCCAAAGGATTAACTCAATTTGTTGCAAGAATGTGGGAAAAATCACAAACTGGAAAGCAAGTAAGAAGTGTAGTTAAAAATGCCTGTATAAATAGCGAAGGTATTATGTATTTCTATAATGAAGATGATACCATAAAGTCAGAAGAAATAAATAAAAACAATATTTACTATGGTAATGAAAACGAATCTAATATCCAAGAACAACCATACATATTAGTTACCAAAAGAAAAACAGTAAATGAAGTTAGAGAATTAGCAAGACGTTACAAAGATTTAGGATTTAATAACCTAAGTGAAGAAGAAATATTATCAATAGTAGCAGATATGGATTGGAACGAAGAACAAGGAAAAGAACATATGCTTATGGAAGTAAGTCCAAAATGTACTATAGTTTACAAATTTGAAAGAATAAATGGAACTATACACGTAAGTCTTTCTTCTAAAACTTGTGATTTAATGTCTCCAAGAGATACAGAATGCGAGCTATATCCATTTGCACACTTTACATGGGAAGAAGAGCTTGGATATGCAAGAGGAGTATCAGAAGTATCGAGCCTTATTGAAAATCAAAATGAAATAAATAAAACAGCAACAAGAAGAGCTATTGCTGTAAAAATGGGAGCTTTTCCAAAACTTGTATACGATTCTAAGTATGTAAAAAATCCAAGTGCTATATCAGAAGTTGGTAGTGCGATAAAACTTAATGATATGCGAGCAGATGATGTAAATAAAGTAGTAAGTTATTTAAGACCAGCAACGATGAGCGGAGACGCATATAATCTTCAACAAGATTTAATTACAGCAACTAAAGAACTTTCTGGAGCAGGTGATACAGCTACAGGAAATGTAGACCCAACTCAAGCCTCAGGTAAAGCTATACTTGCTGTTCAACAAGCAACGCAACAACCATTAAATGAACAAGTAGAAAATTATAAATATTTCTTAGAGGACTGTGCAAAAATAGTATTTGAAATGATTAAAGTATATTTTGTAGATGGATTAACATTATATTCAGAAGAAGAGACTATAAACGATATAGGGCAGGCAGAAACAAGAGATAAACCTTTTAAAATAAGTATAGATGAATTAAATAAACTGGATATAGATTTAAAAGTAGATATAACTCCAAGAAGTCCATACGATAGATATGCATTAGAGCTAGCTCTAGAAAACTTATTGATAAAAGGATATATAACTTTAGAAGAATACGCAGAAGCTCTTCCAGATGATAGTGCAAGTGCAAAAACAGATTTAGAAAATATAATTAGAAAACGTAAAGAAAATAGGCAAATAATTGCTGCGATGCAACAACAAGCACAAGCTTTAAGTAGTGCAGTAGAACAAGAAATGATTTTACAAGGAGGAATTCAAAATGAAATGTCCCAAATGCAAAATAGTGGAAATGATAGTAACCAAAGCACAAGGGAATCAGTTCCAACACAAATGCAAACGATGTAATTATGAAACAGAAGAAGTTATAAATGAAGATCTAGAAGATAAATGATTTAGAGATAGTGAATACTATCTCTTTTTAGTTGTCTTTAACATTTCAATATAAAAATAAAAGAAAAGAGGTGATAGTTATGCCAAATTTAGGAAAAACAATGAGGGAGACAGCCAAACATTCAAAAGGTTCTACTAGTAGAAAGCCTGTTCTTCAAACTGGTGGAACAACATTTACATATAAAGGAAACAAAGTAAGTGAATCAAAGTTTTATCGTAATGCTAATCCGGATTATCAGGGTGGATTTAGAGGTCAAAACGATGGAAGAAAAGATTAAAAAAATGTCAAATGGCTGTGCAAGACAATAAAAGGCTATCAGAGAACTTGGGAAAGTATAAATCGAATTTAAGCTCGGGAGAGGGTAAATCGGGAGTTTTTAAATGGAAGAAAACGAAGAATTAGAACTAAATAATGAAGTTCAAGAAAACGGAGAAGTAGATGCTCCAAAATCATATTCGCAAGAAGAAGTAGACGAAATGTTGAAACAAAAAGCAGAGGAATATGAAAAATCTTTTGATGAAAAATTTAATACTAGATGGGGGAAAGAACAAAGAAAAAATGAAAAGAACAACAGGAAAGAACGAGAACTAATAAATCTTCTTAAAAATCAAACAGGAACAGATGATATAGAAGAGTTGCTTAATATATCTTATGAACAATATGGAATAGATAAACCCGTGGCTACGGAAAATGAAGAAGACTTAAAAGTTCTTGGAAAAAATGATGCTCAGAGTATATTAAGTTTGGATTTAGAAGACATAGAAGAAATTGATATAATACTTGGTAATAATGAGAAAAAAGATATAGTAAATTATGTAGAAAAATTTTTAGGCGCTAGATTAAATCAAGTTACAGATATAGCTAAAGTAAAGGAATATTTAGAATTCGGAAATACGACAT